CAAATTACAGGCGCTGATGGCGGACCTGTTGAACATTCTTTAAAGGTGAACTTTGGAGACTGAAGTTAAGTTTCCTCCAAAATTTAAAGCCATCTTTAATAAGCACAGAATTAAGTGCTATCACGGTGGACGAGGTTCTGGTAAGTCTTGGGCATCAGCTAGAGCATTACTTATTCAAGCTGCTCAACAACCATTAAGGATTCTTTGTGCGCGTGAAATTCAAAAGTCAATCAAACAATCGGTACACACATTGCTGGTGGATCAGATCCAAGAGATGAATCTTGGCTATTTCTTTTCAGTAACTGAGTCCGCCATTAAAGGTAAAAACGGCTCTGAATTTAGTTTTGCCGGGTTAGCCAGTCATACAGTTGAGTCTATTAAATCATTTGAAGGTGTGGACAGGGTTTGGGTTGAAGAAGCACAAACTGTTTCCAAAAAATCATGGGATATTTTGATTCCAACAATACGCAAACCTGAATCAGAAATTTGGATTACTCTTAATCCTGATCTGGATACTGATGAAACTTATAAAAGATTTATTATAAATCCACCTCCTGATTCTTTAATCGTTAAAATTAATTGGAATGATAATCCTTGGTTTCCTGAAGTTCTTGAAAAAGAACGATTGCATTGTTTAAAAGCAAGCCCTAAAGACTACGAAAACATTTGGAACGGTCAGCCCAAAACCGTTGTGGATGGGGCAATATACGCTGAAGAATTTCAGCAAATGTTTGATGAAAGCCGCATTACTATTTGCAATCATGACCCAGTGTTAAAAACGCACGCTATTTGGGATCTTGGTTGGAACGATAGCATGGCAATTATCATTGCACAGAGGTCTGGATCAGAATGTAGGGTTGTTGATTATATTGAAAACTCACACCAAACGCTTGATTGGTACAGCACACAATTAAAGCAGAAGCCGTACAATTGGGGAAAAATGTGGCTCCCGCATGACGGTGTCACAAAAGATTACAAAACGGGAAAATCAGCTCAAGAGCTCTTAGAGCAAATGGGATGGTCAACAGAGATCATTCCGGTTGGTGATGTAGAGCATGGCATTAAGTTATGTCGCATGATGTTTCCGCGTTTGTGGATGGATAAGGTAAAAACCGAACGATTGCAGGAATGTTTAAAGCGGTACAGAAGATCAATTAATGCTAGAACTGAAGAACCAGGAAGTCCTCTGCATGATGAGTATTCTCATGGGGCTGATGCTTTTAGATATTTGGCAACATGCGTTGATCAGTTGAAAAACGACAACATTAAACGCAAACGTATTGATGACGGTATGCGTGGTGGCGATTGGATGAGTTAAAGAGAGTACAACATAATGAACTTAGACGCAGATAGCATTTTCGAAGACTTAGGCAACAACGCAGAGCCTGAAACTCGCACAGAAGAAATATTAGAAACCATCAGAAAACGGTTTGCTACAGCTGTTGAGTTTACGGCTCAGAACCGTCAAGAGATGATGGACGATATTCGTTTTGCGCGTCTGGGTGATCAATGGCCAGAGGCTGCGAAGTATGATCGTAACCGACCAGGCAAGGAACGACCCATGTTGGTGGTAAATCGACTACTTCAGTTTAGAGATAAGGTGGTTAATGAGATACGTCAAAATACACCATCTATTCGTGTTCGTCCTGTTAATTCTGGTGCTGATCAAGATACCGCTGATGTACTCATGGGCCTTATCAGACACATTCAAGATAATAGCAACGCTTCTATTGCTTATGACACTGCCGTAGAAAGTCAGGTTGATACAGGTCTGGGCTTTTTTAGAGTTAGAAACGATTGGGCAGATGACACAAGTTTTGATCAAGAGATATATATTGACCGAGTGCCTGATCCATTTAAGGTGTACATGGACCCGCACAGCAAACAACCTGATGGGTCAGACGCTGAGTGGTGCATCATTGCTGAAGAAATGGCAAAAGATGAATTTAAGCGCATGTATCCAGACCTTCCGGAAACGCAATGGGATGCAGCCGGCAATGGTGATGCTCAAGGTTGGTTCACTGAAGATTCAGTGCGCGTGGCTGAGTATTATTATATTGAGCATGAAGAGCAGGAGATTCAAGACCCAGAAACCGGGATGAGCCGAATGGCTGATGTAAAGCGCTGCATGTGGTGCAAGGTTACTGGCGACACAATCTTAGAACAGACTGAAATCCCATGTAAGTACATCCCAATTATTCCTGTTATTGGCCATGAGCTATGGTTACAGGGCAGGCGCTACCTTGCAGGTCTTGTGCGCAATGCTAAAGACGCTCAAAGGATGTACAACTATTATTTGTCAGCCAACGCTGAAAATGTAGCCTTATCTCCAAAGGCTCCTTTTATTGGTGTTGCAGGGCAGTTTGAAACAGATCCCAACTGGGGAAGAGCAAACAAAGAATCTGTTGCTTACTTAGAATACGATCCCGTCAATATTGCGGGTCAACCAGTCGGGCCGCCACAACGCGCAATACCTCCTCAAGCATCAAGTGCAATCATGCAAGCAATTCAGCTTGCTGAAAATGACATTATGCAATCTATGGGTATCTATCAACCCAGCTTAGGCGCACAGTCCAACGAAGTATCGGGACGTGCTTTGTTTTTGCGACAAAAGCAAGCAGATACAAACACTTTCCACTATCAAGACAACCTAAACCGCTCAATCCGTCAATGCGGAAGAGTGATTCTTGACATGATTCCTAAAGTTTATGACAGACCCAGAGTGGCTCGGATCATTGGAGAAGATGGATCACCAAGAACAGTTAAGCTTAATCCAAACCTTCCACAAGCATCTGTTGGAACAGATAATCCTGCAATTGATTCGATTTTTAACCCAACTATTGGCCAATATGATGTCGTTTGCGACTCTGGTCCCAGCTATGCCACTAAACGAGATGAAGCATCACAAATGATGTTGAGCTTAACGCAAGCTAACCCTAGCTTGTTTGGCCTGATTGGTGATTTGATGGTCAAGAACATGGATTGGCCTGGTGCTGAAGAGATTAGCCGCAGACTGCAAGCGATGTTACCGCCACAGATTCAACAAGTGAACAAGGCCGGAGATAAAGCAGATCCACAGTTGCTTCAAGCAGAGCAAGCTATGAATCAATTAGCTAGTCAGATGGAACACATGAGCGCAGAAATTCAAGATCTTAGAGAGAAAAAATTGCTTGAAATTCAGCGAATGGAACGTGAGTGGTATGACGCGCAAACAAACCGCATGAAAGCTGATGTTGAAGTTATGAAAGCCAATTTAGATATTAACAAACAGGCGGCAATGGACGCTCTTATGATTATGCAATCGGGCGCTAGGGATATGCCTGAAGAAAATGAAGAAAACGAACAATTAGAACAAATGGTAATGCAGCCAAGTGGATCACAAGGTGCAATGCCACAACCAACTCCACAAGGAGCAAATGGACCAGCCCCTAGACCGCAAAAAGCGACTAGAAGAACAACTGGAGCCATGACAAAAAAGCCTGATATTCAGGCACTTACCGGATCAGCAAAACCAGGAGAAACTCCAAATGAGTGAAGAAAATGAAATTCAAGCGCACATTGCACCAGAGGCAGAGGCCCAAGAAATTCAAGAGGTTAACACTGAAATTGACGCTGAAGGATCTGAAGGTGAAGCGTCTGAAGCATCAGAAAAACAAGATCCTTGGTATAAAAAACGCATTGATGAGCTCACTAGAGACAAGCATGAAGCTCGTAGACAAGCTGAACGACTGGAGAAAGTTCTAGCACAACAAGAGGAAATGCTCCAACGGTTACAACCAAGAAACGAACCAGAAACACCTAAGTTTTCACCTCCTAATCCAGCTGATTTTGCTGGGGGTCAGTATGATCCTAGGTACATGGATGCAATGATGCAGTACACTAGAATCTCTGCAATTGAAGAAGCAAAGCAAGCAGTGGCGGCTGAGTATGAGCAAAGAGAACAGCATCAAAGGATTGCTGCTCAACAAGCAAAAATAGAAACAGCAGAAACGGCAGCTAGAGCAAAATATCCTGATTATGATTCAGTTATTGAAACCATTACATCAGATGCTCGACTAGCTAATAACCCAACCATTAGACAGGCGCTTTTGGGTTTGGATAATGGTCCTGATATTGCTTATCAGCTCGGCAAAGATCCTGCATTAGCTTATGAAATAGCTAGTATGAATCCAATTCAAGCAGGAATCAAAATAGCCTCATTGATTAGACCAGAAGCTCAGGGAAGAACAGCTCCTACACCCATTAAGCCAATTATGGGAACAGGTACTTCGAGCTCTAAAACAGATCCTGCCAATATGTCCACTAAGGATTATATTGCTTATATGAACAACAAAGAGCGTGAAGAGCGCAAAGCTAGGCTTAACCGATAAGAAAGATTGTTTCGGGATCGTCTAAAGGTAGGACAACAGGTTTTGATCCTGTTAATTGTGGTTCGAATCCATGTCCCGAAGCCATTATTGCCTCTATAGTTTAATGGTAAAACAGTTGCCTTGTAAGCATCTAATCTCAGTTCAACTCTGGGTGGAGGCTCCATTTTACATATGATTAATTTCATGATATATATGCGCTACGTCTTGTAAACTTTAGCCGGTTTGCATGTCAGGCAAAAAAATCTGGATCATTCGAGGGAACGGCTCCTATCTGGAAAAAACTTTAGGCTAAAACCCTTTATTTTTTTCGTTTAGGAGAATTTTTATGGCTAATCAATTGCTTACCATAAGCATGATTACAAATGAAGCCCTGCGCGTACTAACCAACCAGTTGGTCTTCACTCGTTCAATCAGTCGTCAATATGATGATAAATTTGCTATCGAAGGCGCAAAGATCGGTACAACGATCAACCTTCGTAAACCACCTCGCTATGTAGGCCGTACTGGTCCTGCTCTTCAGATCGAAAGCTCTGTTGAAACGTACGTACCATTGACGCTTAACACTCAGTTTGGTGTTGATATGGCTTTCACAACTCAGGATTTGAGTCTGAACATCAGCGATTTTTCTGATCGTTTCATCAAACCAGCAGTTGCTGCTATTGCGAACAAAATCGACTATGATGGTCTTCAGCAGTTTGTAAACGTATACAACCTGGTTGGTACTCCTGGTACTCTTTCTGGTTCACCTACTCAGGCTCAGAGTTTGCAAACAATTCTTGCAGCTCGTTCACGTTTGAACCAAGAAGCAGCTCCGGCTGATGATTTGCGTCATCTAGTTGTTGATCCACAAACGGATGTTGGTATCGTTTCTGGTTTGACCAATTTGTTTAACCCACAGGGTGTTATCTCAAAAATCTTTGAGAAGGGCGCTATGGGAGATAACACACTTGGTTTCAATTTCGCGATGGACCAAAACGTAGCTAACTTTACAACCGGCACAAGCACAGCATTTACTGTGTCTGCACAGGCTGGTGGTTCAGTTCAGACTAATGCACAAACAGCATTTACGCTTGCGATTAGCTCACTTTCTGGCACGCTGACTGCCGGCACTGTGTTTACGATTCCTAACGTATATGCGGTTAACCCACAGAACAGACAGTCTACGGGTGTATTGCGTAACTTTGTTGTTACGGCTAATGCGGCAGCAAGTTCAACTTCTCTGTCAATTTTCCCAACACCTGTATTCTCTGGCCAGTTCCAAAACGTAACTAGCACCAGCGGAACCATTCCTACTGGTACGGCTACAATCCTATCTGGAAACAGCGGTTCAGCAGCTACTTACGCACAATCAATTGCATATCATCGTGATGCTTTTGCTTTGGGTACTGCGGATCTTCTGCTTCCACAAGGTGTTGATATGGCTGGACGCGCTTCAGCAGATGGTTTGTCAATTCGTATGGTTCGCCAGTACGATATTAACTCTGACCAGTTGCCTACGCGTCTTGATGTTCTGTACGGCTTTAGCACGATCTACCCAGAACTTGCTTGCCGCGTAACCGGTTAATTTAGAGGAGAATAGAAAAATGGCTGCTCCAAATATTGTTAATATTTCCGCTCAACGGATGACGGCTATTGTATCCGTCCCTGTTGCGGCTGGAACCTTTAGTACATCTGCCCCAGAGGTAACGTACACAATCAACGGCGTGCAAGTTGGCGATTATGTTGCTGTCTGCGCTCCCGCTGGATTTGGTGTGACTAACCTCTCAATTGCTAACGTTAGAGTATCTGCAGCAAATACCGTTGCTATTGCTTACTCTGGAACAAACGGAACCGCAATTCCTGCCGACACATACTTAGTTGAAATAATTCGTTCTTACCCAGTCCTTACGGATTTTGGTATTACGAGGTTCAACAACTTTGGTGTTGTTGCTGGGTCAAATCCTTAATCGGTAAGACTGGGGAGGGGTATTGCCTCTCCCCTTTTTTAATGGGTGATATATGGAATTTCCTTGTTCTGTTCATAAAGACTCATACGAAAACAGCAAAATTGCTATTGATGAGCAAGAATTAAAAGAGTTTACCCAAGATGGTTGGCTCATATCTGAAGAATTTTTAAATCCAGAAAGCATTGCAAAAAAGCGTGGCAGACCTGCCAAATCTGAAGATTCTTAATTGGTGA